TATGAAAAATATTGTTGGTTAGTATTTAAAAATAACGATTTTATTATTATATTTAAGAATAACCCTACCCATGAAAAACATAAACAAAAAAGTACTTTCTTGCATATATGTAAGTGTACTAATTCTCCTTCTATTCTCACTTGCGGTCATCCCCGGATTGAACTGTGATAACCAATACATTAACATTGGTTCAAGTTTTATTGGTATTATGTCAATACTATTTGGATACTTTTATTTAAAGTACATGTTATATAGAGAAGATGATTTTGAATTGTTTTCATTTGATGAGTTAAAGGAACCTGAAACTGAATTGGATTATAACCCCGATTTCTTGATTGGTAAAGATAAAAAAGTTAAAAGAAAATATAAACAATCCAATAGAAAACAAAAAACCCCAGCGTAAGGGGTTTTTTTATGTCTATCGATATTTATTATAAACATTAAATTATGTCTAAAATAGTAAAATTAAAATTAAGCGACATCGAGAATATAGTTAGAAAGACTATTAAAGAATCTGAATTCGATGATTTCGACACACAAATACAACCCGAAGAATTACCGGGAGCACAAGATTATGAAGACCAAATGTCAGATGAACCTGAACAAAAGGAACCTACACGTAATGTTGCGATTGGTAAAGGTGAAGATGGTAAAATCTACGTTACCGATGTTGAGTCAGGAGAAATCTTAGGGGTTAAGTAATTTTTGACCATAATTGATATAATTATTGTTGTTATAACAATATTATATTCAAATTATGGGAAATTCTAAAAGAGGTTTACTTACAAGAGTAATAACCGTATCAAATCCCGAGACGGGAGATGATTTCGAAGTTTATGTAACATACGAAAAATTTGTCGATGAAAACACAAACGATGAGTTATTTAATGATTCACCATTTGTTCCCGAAGATGTCGATATCAAACATTACGAATCAGACACCGAAGATGAACTACCTGAATGGGTGACCGAAGATTTGGTTTACGATTCGTTAATTAAAGATTTAGAGGAGGATTATGAGGAAGAAGAGGACGACGAACTCTACGATGATTTTGACGAGGAAGAGGATGGGGACACAGACGAAAACTGGTAATCAAAAAAAAATTTAAAAAAAAGCTCTCGGGCTTTTTTTTTGTTTCAAAATATTTTCGTATATTTGTATATATCAAAAAAATAAACGACATGTACAAAAACATTTTAGGACTATTCGACGGCATGAGCTGTGGTCAAATTGCCTTGAAGAAGGCGGGTATCAAATATGAAAACTATTACGCTTCTGAGGTTGACTACGAAGCAATTCGAGTTGGTTCCTCCAATTTCCCGAGAACAGATTATCGAGGTGATGTAAGGGTAATTAATGTAAAGGAACTACCAAAAATAGATTTATTAATGTTCGGTAGTCCATGTACAGACCTAAGTCGTGCAGGTAAAAAGGTTGGAATGGCAACCACTGACGGTATTGAGGTTGAAAGTTTAAAACAATACTTGAAGTTAAAGAAATTAAAAAAGAAATTTGTTGGTCAGTCATATTTGTTTTGGGAAGCGTTAAGAATCTTAAATGAATTGAAAGAAATCAACCCTGATGTTAAATTCCTTTGTGAGAATACAACGATGTCAAAAAAATGGTTGGATATTTTCAATAAAGAACTTGGTGTTGTTGGTATAAAAATGAACTCCTCATTAATCTCCGCACAAAACAGAGAGAGAATTTATTGGACAAACATTCCAAATGTTCAACCACCAAAGGATAACAACATCTTATTGACTGACTTGATACCAAACGCAGTTTCTGCGGGTAAAAGAGGTCGAGACACCGGTGAAAGAACCAAAGACGGTAAAAAAGTTTGGAATGTTATGTTGACATATAGAAAAGATAACAAATCAAATTGTTTAGTTACAAACCCATCAAGAACCAACTTAATTGAGGTGGATGGTAAATTGAGAACAATCACACCCGAGGAAGCGGAAATCCTTCAAACAATTCCTAAAGGTTACACAGACATCAAAGGAATAACAAACGCGTCTAGATTCAAAATGATTGGTAATGGATGGACAATCGATATGATTTCTCATATCTTTAAATGTGGGTTAAAAGAAAAAAATGGACAAACAAGAGTATAAAATATATTGTGATTTAGATGGTGTACTTATCGATTTCGCGAAAGGTTATAAAGACTTAACCGGAGATGAGTTAGATGGTGAACATCGAAATGACACAGCCTTTTGGGACCCAATTAATAGAGCGGGTTATGATTTTTGGATTAACTTAGAATGGATTAAACCCGATGGACATACTCTATGGAAGTTTATTTCACCATACAACCCAATAATCCTATCTGCACCATCAAGACAACCCGAATCTCGTGTTGCTAAATTTGATTGGGTTCAAAGAGAATTACCGGGAACACATCTTATTTTAAGAAGTGCGAAACATAAGAAAGAATTTGCGGAACCAAATTCAATTTTAATTGACGACAGAAAAGATAATGTTGACGGTTGGAATGATGCGGGTGGTATTGGTATCTTACACACATCTGCCGCAGAAACAATAGATACTCTAATTAAAAAATATAACTTTAAAGAACATGTCAAATAATAGTTCATCATCGTCATCAGGAGGAGTAGGATTCTTCGGTCTGATGTTTTTAATCCTAATGACCCTTAAACTAACCAACTACATTGATTGGTCTTGGTGGTGGGTCACAGCACCTTTGTGGGGTGGGTTCGCTCTCATCTTTATTGTGGTCCTTATTGTTGCAATCATTAAAGTGCTTGACTAATGTTGTACGTATCAATTGACATAGAAACATCCGGTTTAAATTCAGATTCAAACCATGTGTTGTCTATCGGTGCAATCATCGAAGACACCACTAAGAAGTTACCATACGAAGAACTCCCTAAGTTCAACGCAATTGTCCTTCAAAATAACATTCAAGGTTCCCCAAGGGCGATAACTATGAATAAAGAAATCATATCTTTAATGGGTGATTATCTTGAAGGGACGGATGTAGTTAGAGAACTATTAAATAATAATAGTGGATATAAATTCTATACTGAAGATGAAGTGGTAAAACATTTCTTTGATTTTCTTTTTGTTAATGGGTTTGGTTATGATTTAATTACCGGAGCACCAACCATAAGAAGAGTCGATGGTAAAACTTTACCAATGATTGGTAGTAACACCAAACCGATTACAATAAATGTTGCAGGAAAGAACTTCGGTACTTTCGACAAGTTATTTTTAGAAGAGTTACCATGGTGGAAGAAATTAATTAGAACTCGCTCAAGAGTTATTGACCCATCTGTTCTATTTGTTGATTGGTCAAATGATAATGCACTTCCATCACTTACTAAATGTAAAGAACGTGCCAACATCGAAGGTATAGTCACACACAACGCACTTGAAGATGCGTGGGATGTGATTGAACTATTAAGAAAACATTATTAAGTAACACAATAAAAACCAATAATATGTCAAGAATCAAAGAATTAAAAACTAACCCTGACAATAACCTTAACTTGGTTGATGTCTTCCAACTGATTTGTCCTGAAGGTAAATCTAAGTATGTCGAACTTTTATTAAGATTGACAAAACAAACTAAAAACATTGATAGATTTATTGATGAGGTAAAAGAAAATCTAAAAGAAAATTTGGGTTTAACGGACGAAGCAATGAATAACTTCACTCCATTCCAACTATTGATGGCATACAGATTCTTGGACCAAAGTTTCAATTTCTCGGATTTGAAACTTTATAAAAAATTCTGTGAATACAATGAGAGAGGATTGATTTCAAATAATGATTTAACAAGATTTTCAAGTTTTGAAGACATCATGACAGCAACAGGTATGGCTGAGATGAAAGCAAACGAAAAGGATTTGGAAAAACAAATCAAAGTTATTTATTCTGATGATGAATGGGTTGTTCTTCGACCATTAACTTATCACTCATCATTGAAATATGGTTCATCAACAAAATGGTGTACCGCATCTGAAAATAATCCCGATTACTTCTTACGTTACGTTAAACGTGGTATCTTACTTTACATGGTTAACAAAGTAAACGGATTGAAAGTTGCTTGTTTCAAATCATTAGACAGCAGTGAACCTGAGTTTTCTTTTTGGAACCAAGTCGATGCAAGAATTGATTCAATGGAAAGTGGTTTACCTGATTTTATTATGAACGTAATTAGGGATGAAGTCAATTCTAATTCTGTAACAAACTACTCATTATTAAGTGTGGAGGATGCGAAAAAATTGGAAGACATCGTTAACGGTAAAAATAGAAAGATGAACGAGGAACGAGCAGTTTATGTGGAGGAACCATCAGATATGGAGGTTGCAATGGAAGAACCACCAATAGGTCATCATGATATGGCAATGTCAGAAGAAGGTCGATATACCGAATCGGTTATGAGTGAATCGATGCCGATGTCAGAATCCGAAGGACCGGCAAATTGGTAAACTATAACTATTAAAATATGAAGAGGGATTTTGGTCCCTCTTTTTTTTGTAAAAAAATTTGGATATTCTAAATACTAGTACTATATTTGTAACATATTCTAAAAAATATGAGAACAATAATATTAGTATTTTTATCGTTCATATCTCAAATGAGTTTCAGTCAAACTAATTTGAGGATACCACAAAGATTATTTAACTACTCTTTGTCTTATGGTCCAAGGAACAAAAACCTATACTATTCTATGGGATATGGATTTGGTGTTAATGGTTCTAACGCAACAATTGAAGTCGGTGGAGGACCAATTATGTTGGGGTTATTAATGTTCAACCCAAATAAATTTCAACTTAATAGTAGTTTATCAGAAACTTTTGTAACCGGAAACTATGTTTATCGTTCAAAAGAACATAACAGATTGTTTTTAATTGGAGGACTTGGTTGTTCGGTAGACAGTAATCGAAACTTTATTTTTAGAACAGGAGTAGATTTCCAAATATCGTACCCACTTTATCTTTCACTTCACTATTATCAAACAACCAAATCATATTTTATGATTGGTGCTAAAATATATATCTTTTAATATGAAAATTGCATTAATTGCCCACGACGGAAAGAAAGCAGACATGGTCGCTTTCGTTATGAAACGATTAGATTTTTTTAATCGAGAGGATGTTGAAATCGTCGCAACAGGAACCACAGGTAAACGAATTATGTTTGCCGGTATAACTAAAGTTGAACAAGTTAATTCAGGACCAATGGGTGGTGATGCTGAAATTGCATCCATGGTTTCAAGAAAACAAATTGATGCGGTTATATTCTTTAGAGACCCATTAGATAGACATCCACATGAACCTGATGTTCAAATGTTAATGAGAGTTTGTGATGTACATGAAGTTGCATTAGCCACAAATTACTCAAGTGCAAGAATGATAATTGATTCGTTAATGCAAATGTAGTTTGGTATAGTAATTGTCTAACCCTAAAAATAAATGTTATGTTTTATAAATTTGATAAAAACTCGTTAGTTTGGAAAAAGGATTGGAAGAAAACAAAAGTTGCGGTTTCTGTTGTCCTTGTATTGATGTTTGCATCTTTCATCTTAGGTAGGTTTGCAAAGTTTCAAACACTTGATGAATATGAAAAAGAACTCGTTGTCATTTCTTTAGAGAAAGAAAAAAACAAATTCACCGAAGATAAATTAATCAACGAATTAAAACGTCTAAATGTTAAGTACCCATATATTGTAATGGCACAGTCCATTGCAGAAACAGGTCACTTCAAGAGTCAAATCTTCCAAGAGAACCATAACCTATTTGGGATGAAACAGGCAACCGTTAGAATCAATACCGCAAAGGGTACAGAGAACGGACATGCGTTTTATGATAACTGGTATCAATCTCTTTATGATTATGCGTTCTATCAATGTAGATATCTTTCTAATATTAATACCGAAGAAGAATATTTTCTTTACCTTTCTTCTTCATATGCAGAAGCAGGTAATGGATATATTAAACTCCTGAAGGACATAATAAGTACAGAAAAATTAAAAGATAAATTTTAAAAATTAATCCCCGAAAGGGGATTTTTTTTGGAATATTCAAATTAATTTCTTATCTTTGAAACAAATCGACAAGTTATGTTTACATTTTATGAAGTAGGTGGGAAAGTTAGAGATGAAATCTTAGGTTTAGAATCTAAGGATGTGGACTATGTTGCGGTACCCGGTGAGGATTTACTTAAAGACATTGACTCAGCACATTCTATGTTCAACATACTTGAGGGATATCTCAAAGAAGAAGGTTTTGAAATCTTCTTAGTGACTTCTGATTGCTTCACCATTAGAGCGAAGTTCCCTAAAGAACACAAATATTCTGGTGTGGCAGATTTCGTAATGGCACGTAAAGAAATTGGTTACATACCAGGAACAAGACAACCAATTATTAAACCCGGTAGTTTGTTCGATGATTTAGAACGTAGAGATTTCACATTGAATGCGTTAGCAAAAGATGGTGATGGTAAAATTATTGACTACTTCAATGGACTTGAGGATTTGAAGAGAGGTTATCTCCGTACACCATTACCATGTAATGTTACATTTGATGATGACCCACTTCGTATTCTGAGAGCAATCAGGTTTTGTATAACCAAAGGTTTTTGGATTGGACCTGCAATGGATGGTATCATGCAAGATTACGATTACGAAAATAAAATGGGTGTAGTATCTACTGAAAGAATTAGAGAAGAGATGTTTAAATGTTTCAAACATGATACGGTTAGAACATTAAAAACTCTTCACGAGTATCCTGCACTTAGAAACTATATCTTTAAAAATAACATTCTTTGGTTAAAACCAACAATGGAACAATAGTATATATGAAAATTAACATATCAAACGCAACCTTTTCATCGATAGTCGGAATTGGTCAGAAAGTAAAACGAGCAGCAAAAGAAAGTGGTGAACACTATCTTGAATTAAACCGTGGTGTTAATGCGGTTACTGAAATTGATTTGGCTGAAGTAATGAAACAAATTGATTTTAATTCTAAAGAGTTCCAAGTCTACGCACCTAACTTGGGTATTGAATCATTTAGAAAGGCAATCGCGAATGAATACTTCCCATCGTTTGCAAAGACAACGGGGTTTGAAAATAACATCGCCATTACACCGGGTGGTATGCCCGCTTTGGATTTAGTTATCCAATTGTTGAACGTGGAGAATATCTATTTCCCTAAATTCTATTGGGGTTCATATTCAAAGATGGCAACAATTAGACAGAAGTCATTCTCTTTTTACGATTCATTTGAGAACTTGGATATGTCAAAGATGAATGAATCCTCTTGTATCTTTATTTGTGACCCAAATAATCCTACAGGTGTTAAGATGGATGACCATGAGTTGTTCCGTAAAATCTATGAGATATCAATGACAGGTGCAATTGTTATCTTTGATTCACCTTATCGTAAGTTATTCTATGAAGATGATTTCTTTGATAAGGTTGCACATTTAGATAATGTAATCATCACCGAATCGTTTTCTAAATGGATTGGGTTATCTGGTTTAAGAATGGGTTTCATCTATTGTAATAACAAAGATTTTAATTCAGAATTAAACATCAGGTTACTATACGAATTCAATGCGGTTTCGTCCCCTTCACAAATGATAGTTGAGAAAGTAATATCAACACCTGAAGGTAAAGAAGCACATACGACATTCAGAAGAATAACAACCGAGAACATAAAAAGAAATATCCAATACCTTAAAGATAATAATCTTTTAGTTAAAGAGATATATGGTGATGGTGAACCTATGGGAATCTTCGCGGTGATTAATAAATCAGAAGACTTTCTATTCCAACATAAAATTGGTGCGGTTGGTTTAGATAAGTTCGTATACCATGACAAAGATTTTTGGTCATCATATGCAAGACTTTGTGTGTCAGTCGACCATCAGACATTCAAAAAATTTATAATAAACATAATCTAAAAAAAAACAAAAAAATGCAAACATTAGTTTTTAACACAACAGACAAAACAGTAAAACTTTACGAAGGTTCTAAATCAGAATCTAAACTCATTACAATATTCGATGAGGTCCCTACAGTGAAGGTTGAAAAGGGATACTATGAAGTAATGAGAAAATCACTTGACACGGCGGTTCCGGTATTAAGAGTACCAATTTCAAACACAAACATGTTAATCGAAAAGTAATGGAAAGAAAACTCGCATCAATTAGAGTGATTAGTGATATCCAACCTATTGAGGGTGCGGATATGATTGAACTTGCCATTGTTGGTGGATGGAAAGTCGTGGTAGCAAAAAACGTGGAACACAAAATTGGTGACCACGTTGTTTACTGTGAGATAGATTCTTTTCTTCCAATCAAAGAAGACTTTGAATTCTTACGCAAAAGTTCCTACAAAAAAATGGGAGACCAAGAAGGATTCCGTTTAAAAACAATTAAACTTCGTGGACAAGTTTCACAAGGACTTATCTTACCGATGAGTGTCTTTGGTGATTTTGGTTGGACGGCGTATGAAGGTTTAGACGTTACCGAAAGATTGGGTATTGTTAAATACGAACCACCAATTCCGGCAGAACTTTCTGGTAAGGTTAAAGGTTACTTCCCGTCGTTCCTTCGTAAAACGGATGAAGAACGTGTACAAAACTTAACAAAGGAGTATGAAGAATATCGACTACAATCTAAACACTTGTTCTATGTAACAGAGAAGTTGGATGGGTCGTCATCTACATACTACATTAATGATGGTACCTTTGGTGTATGTTCAAGGAATCTTGAACTTGCAGAACCTGAACCATTTGTTCCCGGTATGGAGTTGTGTGATGATGGTATTGAAAGACCAAAACAAGAGAATACATTTTGGAAAGTTGCCCGTGAACTTGACTTGAAAAACAAAATGGAATCTTTAGGGATTAACATTTGTTTCCAAGGAGAATTAATTGGTGAGGGTATCCAAGGTAACCCATACAAAATTAAAGGACAGACAGTTAAATTCTTCAATGCTTTCGATATTGATTCACAACAAAGAATCTCAATGCCAAAGTTTGTGGAATTTATGGAAAAATTAGATTTGGATTATGTTCCATTTCTTGAAACACCATTCGCATTACCTAATACGGTTGAAGACATGTTGAAGTATGCAGAAGGTAAATCAAAACTAAATGACAACACTGAACGTGAAGGTGTGGTTGTTCGTTCACACGACAACACAATTAGTTTTAAAGCAATTAGTAACAAATTTTTATTAGACAACGATTAAGACATGGGTAAGTTTGTACCAAGCAAATATCAGAAAGACATTTTTAATTTCATATTAAACGATACTCGCAATGCAGTTATTTCTGCGGTTGCCGGTAGTGGAAAAACAACAACACTACTCAAATCACTCGAGATAATACCGGCAGATAAGTCGGTATTGTTTCTTGCATTTAATAAAAGTATCGCCAAGGAATTAAAAGAACGAGTTCCTGAAGGTAGGAACATCGATGTGAAGACTGTACATGGGTTTGGTTTTTTAACATTATCTCGATTAAACAATCCTAAGATTGACAACGGTAAGTACCGTAAACTATTATGGGATACTATTAATTTTAGTTCTGGTAAGGATGAAACCTCATTGGATGAATATGGTTTTGATAAAGAATATTTAAGATACATTGAGTTGATGATGTCGTCAGTTAAATCTGAAAGTGTTGACATTTACAAATTTATTACCGACGTAGTAAACTTATGTAATTTGGCAAGACTTCACTTGATTAACTTCGATATCAAACCAATTGGTGTAAGTGACTTAAACAAACTTGCTGACATCCATTCAATATCAAACGAAGATAACGAATCCACTGTTGCATGGTACCTTGCTAAGTTAGGTCTTTTCCATACGAAGTCAATTGACTACACCGATATGATTGTACTTCCTAACCTAATGAATTTACAGACGGAAACATATGACTTTGTATTCATTGATGAGTGTCAGGATTTGAATACGTGCCAAAGGTTGTTAATGGAAAGAGCAATCAAACCTGAAACAGGTAGGTTTATTGCGGTGGGTGACCCTAAACAAGCAATCTACGCGTTCGCCGGTGCAGATTACGAATCGTATCAGAAACTAAAAAACATTCCGAACACAATAGAATTACCATTATCATTTACATATAGAACCGCATCTGTCATTGTTAATATGGTTAAACATATTAACCCAATAATAAAACCTCACCCAAAAAACAAAGTGGGTCAGGTTCACGATTCTTTCTCATATAAAAACGTACAGGATGGTGACATGGTTCTTTGTAGAAATACATTTCCGGTTGTCTCATTATGTATCAAATATTTGAGTGAGGGTAAAAAAGCATTTATCATTGGTTCGGACATTGGTTTATCTTTGAAGAACATGATTTTAGGTTGTCAAAGAAAAACAGAAGAGTTCACCATGGTTAATGTGTTCTCAAGACTTTATCATGAGAAAGAAAAATTAGTTGAGAAGGTCATGGCAAATCATAAACTCTCAAAGAGTGAAGCCGCTGACGACAATCAAGTAATTACCTTTACAGAAAAGATTCAGGTTATTGAAGCACTATCAAATGGAATCACAGACCCAAATGAAGTGGTTACAAAAATTAATGATTTATTTTCTGACGATAAAAAATCAGGAATCTGTTTGAGTAACATTCACAAATCAAAAGGGTTGGAGGCAGATAGGGTTTTCATTCTACATTCTGAATTGATGCCGTCTAAGTTTGCAAGATTACCATGGGAAATGGAACAAGAAAGAAACTTAGAGTATGTTGCTTATACCAGAGCAAAAACAACTTTAGGTTTCATTAGTGATTACGACGCATTTAAAAGTCACAAGTCTCAAAGTGATAATTTACAAAAAGTAAATGTAAGTAAACATATTGGTCAACCGGGAATGAAAATGTTCTTTGGTGATTTAAAAGTTCTTGACATAAGAGAGATTGATGGTAAATTTGGTAAAACACTTGTTTACGAAATGATGGACAAAGAAGGAAATATCCTGTCCAAGTTTGGAGAAATCAGTGACGATTATCTTATTGGTCGCGGTGACGAAGTTAATGTAGATTCAAGAGTTTCTTTCTATGGTGTGATTAAATCACATTCAGAATTTAGAGGTAACAAGACGACCCAATTGGGTAAAATCAGTCAGTATTAAAAATACTAGAAAAAAATAAAAATTTTTTTGGATATTCGAATCTAATTGTTATCTTTGTGTCCTAACAAACATAAAATGATTGACAATTTAGATATAATTAAAGGTCTCCTTAACTTTGAAAAGACGGGAGACTTTTACATGCTGTATGTTTTCAAACGCAAGAAGGACCAACCAGAAGGTGAAAGAGATAACCACCAATCGGTTAGGACAATCAAAACATATTGTATTGAAAGTATTGAACATCTTGAACGTAGATATGATGAGATTAAACAACTATGTGAAATGTTTAAAGCTCGTGCGTATATTCATGTTCAGAAACAAAACCATTTTGATGTTTCATTAAACATGATGGTTGACCTGGCTCAACGTATTCAAAATGGACAACACAATCAGAAAGGATTATTTGATTCTGTTGTTGGTCAAATCAAAACTCAAGAGAAGAGATGGATTATTGATGTTGATGACATTAAAGAGGCAAGTCCGTTGATGATGGCATACATTGAATATGAATGTAAACCATTTACCGAAGTTGAATTCGATGAAGCCGGATTTCCAATCGGATACAAGGTTGGTCCGAAGATTGAATCAATTATCCCAACAAAGAACGGTCACCATTTAATCACCAAAAAATTTGATGTAATGAAGTTCAAGGAGAAGTACCCTGAACTTGATATTCAAAAAAAGAACCCAACTTTACTTTATTTACCAAACTCATTAAGTTAAATCTTGCTGACGTATATTTAAACCACGCTTGGAGAAATCCTGAGATGGAAACACTTAGTACCTTTTTATGTAATTTAGTTGGTAAAGAATTACACACATAATTTGGATTAACCAAAAATTTTTTTTATATTTTAATAAACCCAATAAATGATACAAAAAACCTAAAGATATGTTTAAACCAACAAGTTTATTTTACACTGACGGATATAAAATCGGTCACAAAAAAATGTTAGCACCCGGTACCACTCGTTTGTATGGTACATGGATTCCACGTAGTGTTAAGTACGCACCTAAAGGTGTGTCAAAAATCGTATCATTCGGACAACAATTGGTTGTTAAATGGTTACATGACGAGTTCCAAGAGAACTTCTTTAGTTTACCTGAGGAAGTTGCCGTTAACTTTGGAAAAGATATGTCATTGTATCTTGGAATGGATTACGACTCATCACACTTCGTTGACCTTCACAAATTAGGTTACTTACCTATTCGTGTTAAATCATTACCTGAAGGTATTGAAACAAATCCAAACGTTCCCCACATGACCTTCATCAACACGGTTGATGGTTTTGCGTGGTTAACATTGTACTTGGAGACAATCATCAGTTCATTAGCATGGAAACCATCCACATCTGCAACAATCGCATTACAATACAAACGTAATGTTGTTGAATGGGTAATGAAAACAGACCCAACAAATGCATGGTTAATTCCTTTCCTTTGTCATGACTTCTCTGCTCGTGGTTTATCCCCATGGGATATGTTGTCAAGTGGTTTGGGTCACGCATCTTCGTTCTTAGGTTCAGATACCATCATTTGTATTCCCGGTGCACGTTATTACTACAACGAACCACAGGACCAAGTGTCAATCTATTCAGTGAACGCATCTGAACACTCTGTATCAACAACCAAAATCTTTACGGTTGGTGAACAACAAATGATTGCCGATTGGTTGGTGGATTTCCCTAAAGGAATCTTATCAATTGTATCCGATACATTTGACTTGTGGAAGTTGGTTACTGAATACTTACCAGCAAACAAAGAGGCAATCATGGCTCGTGATGGTAAATTGGTTATCCGTCCTGACTCTGGAAACCCTGTGGATATTATTTGTGGCACACAGATATTTGAAGACGGGGACCACTATAATGATTATGAATTAGACAGAGAAACTATCTTAACTTCAGAAGAAAAAGGTGTAATCGAATTACTTTGGGAAATCTTCGGTGGAACAATCAACGAACAAGGTTACAAAGTTCTTGACCCACACATCGGAGCAATCTATGGTGACTCAATCACATTAGACCGTCAAATCCAAATCTATCAGAGATTGGAAGCAAAAGGGTTCGCATCAACAAACATCGTATTGGGTGTTGGTTCATTCACTTACCAAATGAATACCCGTGACACATTCGGTTTTGCTGCTAAAGGTGCATGGTTTGAGGTATTGGAAACCAAAACGACTGATTATGGTAACCCAGGAACCGAAGTCCCTGTCAGAGTTAAAGTCGGATACGACATTTACAAAGACCCTGTTACCGATGATGGTACCAAGAAATCTTTGAAGGGTTTAATCTGTGTAACCGAAGACCATGAGGTATTAACTCAATGTACTTGGGAACAAGAAGGTCAAGGTATCCTACAAACAATCTATGAAGAGGGAAGATTCGATAATGAAACATCTCTTGGTGAAATTCGTGAACGTTTAAACAAACTATAACATGGGACTAGACATTTATTTATATCGTTACGACGATTTTGAAAAATCACAAGAACTCGAATCAAAATACGAGGAACATTCTACAAAATTGTGGGAGGATGCTGGTGAATATGAACTTTTAACTCAAGAACAAAAAGACGAAATAAATGCAAAAATTAAAGAGTTTGCACATTCACTTGGGTTAGATGAATATGGAGAACAAGAAGAAGGTAAAACTTCAATTGAAATGGATTATGAAAAGAAGCCTGAACACTATTTCAAGATAGGTTACTTTAGAAGTTCTTACAATTCTTCAGGTATCAACAGAATCTTAGGTAATTTCGGATTACCAAGATTAGAAGATATTTTTGGTAGAACGGATGACGATTATAAATTCCAACCAAATTGGGAAGAGTCTTTAGTTCGTTGTGAAAAGTTGATTGAGGACTTTAAAAAAATTGGTCCTTACCGAGTACATCATGTTTCACAAAACATGTTTTCCGAACCTGAAATTCATTCAGAAAAAGAAGCGTTAGACGTTTTCTTGGAGGAACTTAACCAACACAACAAAAGGAAAGATAACGGCAATAGGTATAATTACTCCAATAAACATGGTGATTTTAATATTGATGAACCTGTTAAAGTTCTTGCAATGATACCTGGCGATTATAACATGTTGGCAAGAAGTCTTCCATGTGTTTACATCGTCACCGAAAGTGATAACGATTGGTACGTTACTGCGTTGGAGATTGTTAAAGAGACAATCAAATACGTTCTTTCAAAGGAAGATAAAGAAAAATATTATTTACATTGGTCAGCTTAAAAAATTATGGAATTAAATTTAGTAAACCCTAACGACATTTTATCGTTCAAATATGAAATCAGTCGTTTTCCTGATGGTCAACAATCTTTAAGATTAATTGAAGAAGGTTACAACACTTTCGATTCACTTAAAGATAGACCAAATGGTGTAACAATTAAATCTCGTTTAAACACATTTCAGGACTTGGAGATTATTATTTGTGCAACTCAATCACTTAAAGAGATTGGTGTAAATAAAATTCGTCTTTACATTCCTTATTGTATTGGAGCAAGAAGTGACCGTAAGTTTATGGACGGTGGTTTTAATTATGTTAAGACTGTAATTGCACCAATCATTAACTCACAAGGTTATGAAAAGGTAACGATTTTGGACCCACACTCGGATGTTCTTGAGGCATGTATTAATAACTTTGTTAAGGTTGATAATACACAAATTGTCACATTTGCATTAAGAGAGTATTTCCTATCAAAAGGAGATGAAACATGGAATAGAAATAATTTTAAAAAGATAAGATTGGTTTCACCTGACGCGGGTGCATTGAAGAAAGTATTTCATGTTGCGGAGTCTATTGGTTATAATGGTGAAATTATTATTGCATCTAAACATCGTAACCTCGAAACCGGTAAGATTGATTATACCCACGTACCGATGTCAGTAGATGATGCCGATAAGGATATCTTTATTATCGATGACATCTGTGATGGTGGACGAACATTCATTGAGATTGCTAAATCGGTTAATGAAATTAGAAAACTATCGAGTTCAGTTCAACCAGAACAATATGGTAAAAACTATTTGGTTGTCACTCACGGTATTTTCAGTGCGGGATTTGATTGGATTGGTGAATACTTTGATGGAATCTATTGTACGAACTCAGTTAAAGATATTACTGACGGTACAATATCTAATACTTTCTCAAGACATAAAACAATCCATTCATTAGTTAAACAATTAAATATATTTTAACATGGAACAATTACATCCTGTAGCACAAGTAACTGCAATAATAGTAATCGGAATTTGTGCATGTGTGTTAATTTTATCTGCATTAACAACATTTTTTGACAAAAAAAATTAATCATGAGTACAATGAAAGAATACTTCGACAAGAATCCTGAGTCACTTCCTTATCTTGAAAGATTAGAAGAAGAATGGAGAACATACGGTAAGATAATCATTGCATGTGATTACGATGATACCATTTCACCTTGGAAAATGCAGAACAGAGATTTCAAACGAGTGTTTGAAGTTCTTAATACAGCAAAACAAACAGGTGCATATGTTGTAATCTTCACCGCATGTAAAGAAGACCGTTACCCTGAAATCATTAAGTACTGCTTAGATAACGGACTTGAGATTGACGGTATCAACAAAACACCAATCGATTTACCTTATGGTAATGATAAAAAGATTTATGCAAACGTGTTCATAGATGATAGAGCAGGTTTAAATGAATCATTAAACATCCTTGAGATGGCAATGTACCGAATTAGAGGTAGTAGGTCATCAGGAGGATTTGACTTCTAAAGAATAAAAAAAATGAGTGAAGTAACAATTGGAATAATAACAGTTTCAATAATCCTTAGTGTTTTACTATTGAGTTTTTTAAAACATAAAAAAGATATAAAGAAATATAGAGATGATATTTAAACCACCACATAACATTGCACATAGGAACACTATGATGAAATCGGTATTCTTAGCCGGTTCAATCGAGATGGGTAAGGCGGAAGATTGGCAAACAAATCTTTCAACTTTCTTTAACGACAATGGGTGGAATGTGTTCAACCCACGTAGAGATGATTGGGATTCATCTTGGACACAGGAGTTTGAAAACCCACAGTTCTATCAACAAGTTAATTGGGAACTGAACGCTTTGGAACAATCTGATATTGTTATCATGTACTTTGCACCCGGAACACAATCACCTATTTCATTATTAGAAATGGGTTTGTACGCAACTTCAGGTAAATTACATGTTGTATGTCCCGATGGTTTCTGGCGTAAAGGTAATGTCGAAATCGTATGTAACTACTATAATATTCCATTAACCAATTCTATCGATGAATTAATAAAAAAACTACTACCTGACACATGACCGAGAAAGAAATAACTCTAGGATGTTTATCGAACAATAGAACACATCAAAAAGAATTTTTTAACCAATACTCAAAAAAAGTTAATGCGATTATCATTCGTTACTGCGGTAACAGTGATGATATTATTCTTGATGTCTTCAGACACGTTTTTAATAACTTTAAGTTGATTAATGAAGATAAACCGGTAATGGACTGGTTAAGGGTTTTTGTTGCAACCTATTGTGTAAATTATATTAAATACGATAAGCAAATTGAGTTATCGGACCAAGAGTTAAGTGTTTCAAATGACACTGTAAAGAACATATCTTTAAGTGGTAAAGAAATGGTTGAGATGATAAACCGTTTACATTTATCTCAGAAGTTAATCTTTAATTTACATGTGGTTGAGGGGTTAACTATTGAAGATATCTCTTCTTTATTAGAATTTGACACTCAAGACGTTAATCGAGAACTAACAAATGCCAGAGAAAATCTTAAAAAGTTTTTGGAAAATCAAAAATAATTCAATATATTTGAACAGATAATAAAATTATGGGCTGCGATATACACATTTATTTAGAATCAAAGAAAAACATTAACGGAGAAGAACGATGGGTTAATGTTGACCATTGGCAAATTAATCCTTATTTCAATAACGAAAACAGCGATTGGGATGGGGAAAGAGAATTCGAACATGTTCCTGTTTATTTTGGTCGTAACTATGAACTATTTGGTATCCTTGCCGGTGTAAGAGATAACTCAATGACACCAATTGACGACCCAAGAGGTATTCCTAACGACATTTCAGATGTGACTCGTAAAGAACATGAACAATGGAAACAAGACGCACATAGTGCAACGTATTTTACGTTGGATGAACTGTTGGATTTTTATCAGAAAAAAAAGAAACATCAAGAAACTTTAGACTATTTTTTAAACGGAATTAAAGAAAGATTCTACCGAGAATTTTTTCTTATTGAAGAAGAACGTAATAAAGACTTTGAAAAAAAATTTCGTGTAATTTTTTGGTTCGACAATTAAATATAAAACTATGACAGACGAAAAACTATATCAAACGGCGAGAGACTTCGTTAAAAGATACGATGTTGAGGTAAGTGACCACATCATTGACATTATCGTTTCAGTAATGAGAACTAGAGATGGTATAGGTCCGATGGGTGGGAGTTTTGTTCAATCAATTGTTAACAACGACCTTTACGATGCGGTGACTCGAGGTGACAACGATTGTTTAAAGAATTTAAAAATAATAACACTAGCAAAACGAAATTGTTTTGTAAATTAATTTGATTATGAAAAAAATTTTCATTATATTAGTAACATCCGTTGTTCTTTTTTCATGTAATAACGATAACCTTCAGGTTATTGAAACACATGAATTAAAAATTGTGGATTCGGTTGAGTACCATCCGATTGGTTTCGATAACACATTACAAACCACACCCTATTGGAAGGTTCGTTTAGTTGGTGAAACAGTTCGAGTAACAAGTTACCGAAAATACAATGTTGGGGACACGATTGAAGTAATAAAAAAAGTAATAAAAAAAACAAAAACAGAATATGACAATTAAAAATTTCACACCTGAATGGAAGCTTTGGATTTGGAGCAATGTTGTAAACGGATTTGACAAAGAATCTTTGTTCAATATCCTTTTAAATAACGGATTTGACTATAACTTGGTCAAAAATGAATTGGAGATTGAACCTGCCAATACATTGATATGGCAAAGACAATACTCTCAAGAAGCGTTAAATGTTCCTTACGAGGTTGAGTTGTACCCGTTCAATAAATCACTTTCAGATAATGGAAACGTATATCGTATGGAAAGTAATTTTGTTGAGATGTATACCGCACCTGAATTATTGACTCACGAGCAATGTGATGAGTTAATTAAAATTGCTGACACCCATTTTAAAAAGTTAAAACCATTAACTGACAAATCAAAAGAACTTCAAAGAGAACTTAAACTTTCTTTGAAACCGGGTAGTCAATTTTATAGTGACATAGATTCAAAAATCAATAGAATCGTTGGTATGGATTATTCACTTGGTGACAATCTTTACATCGAAAAATTTGTACCGGGTTTTGAACATAAAGAAAGATATGATTTCTTTATGAATAACGACAAATCAATCCAATCTGAATTGGATGATAAAGGTCAAAGAGTTTGGTCAGTGAAGTTATTCTTAAATAACTTAAATGAAGGTGGATACGTTAATTTCAAAAGTATCGAAAAAGAAATCAAACCTATTAAAGGGGATGCGGTAATTTGGAAAAACCTTTATAATGATGGTAGTGAAAACCCTTACACCAAATATTCTCACAGTGGTAACAATGATAAGCCGTTGTATGTATTAACAAAAATATACAGAGAACGTAGTGGTCATGATATTATAATTGAGGCGGTTGAACCCATAACCATTGAACTACCGATTGATAATATTAATGAATAAAATCCTATTCATTGTGGCACTTTTTTTTGTTAGTTGTGGAAACAAAAATACAAAACCGGTGTACGATGGAAAAAGTCACATACCCATGACGGTTAAAACTAATGATTATAGTTATTATGTATCTGAATGGGAACATAAAGGTCACGTTTATTTAATTGTCGAGAGGTCACATGGGTCAGGAATCACACACGCAGGACACTGTCCCTGCAACACAGGAAAATAATTTCACACCAGAACAAGAAGAAATGTTGTGGTGTGAATATTATGAAAAAATATTTTTAAAAAATCATTTGGAATATTCTAAAAATGATTTTACATTTGGAGAATAACAATTAAAGATTATATAAAATGAAGACAATAAAATTATTTTTTTCTGAAGCAAAATTATGGCAGTTGTTTATTGCTATCGGATTTTTCTTTTTTGTTATTATTTTAATGATACTTTGGGGAGCATCGTTAACGTTGAATAACCCAGCATCTTTTAAACTTTTAACTAATACTTCATTGTTTCTTAGTATTGTTTGTAGTTTAATCCTAACCCTTTTCAATTATTTGTTGAGACAAAGTGAGAAGTTTTGGGAACACGCACACATCTTAGAAGAAAAGATAGAAAGTGCTGAGGATAAAGAAACATTGGATATACTATTTACAGAAGACTTTCAATTATTAAGGGGAATGTCGGCTGGTGGACCACATCACGAAGAGTTAAGGAAGTTACACACCATAATGAAGACGAAATACAAGTATGTAAAATGACAAACGAAGAACTCCATGAGTATTATGGATGGAAAGCGCATAACGAAGGATTTTTTGAGGAGTGGAGAGAAAAAGTATCGGAAAAAATGAACAAATACCCAAAGGCAGAAAGGTCTGTGGTTGCGTACGATGTTTTTATTGAAATAAAAAAAACAAAAGAAAAAGATAAAAATTAACATCATGGAATTAAAGTTACTTGATTTTGTGTATATACTATTTTTTATGGTAGGGTTACCATTTATAGTAGGTAAAATTGTCAATAGAGTATTCAAAATAAAAGATAATAATGAATCATTTAATGTATGGTATACAGGATTAATGAGTTCAACATTTATCCTTATTGGTCTTTATTTTATTTGGGCAGGACTTGGTTTATTATTTAAATTTATTGTAAAATGAGAGGGTTTTGGTTTGTAGTGGTAATGTGGTTTTTGTTATTGATGTCAATTGGTAATGTGGTATCATATTTTTCTCACGGTGTTCTAACTGATGAATATCTTTTAGAGGCAATCAAAAAAGAAAGAGTTCGAGAAATTAAATTTAATGAGTTTTCAAAGGGAGACATGGTACAGATTGGAATATTACCTTATATCACAAAAACTACGTTCATTCATGGTTGGTTATTCAAGTATAGAGTCGATGGGGTTGGTATGGTTCCATACTGGTATAAATCGGCCGACACTCTTGATAAAATATTTTCAGGTTACCAACATCACGAACCAACTGAAAAAGAAAAATTGAAATTAGAATAAATGGATATATTAATTAATGTAATAGACACAATTTTAATGGTTATATGGGGATTATATATTCTCATATCATTGGTTCGTAGTAGATGGAATGATTTCCTATATGGAATTTGTATTGTGTTACTTATTTTGTCTCACATTCCCACGATACCATTTGTTGTTTTATTAATTAGTATCATTATTTTACACAAATATATTGCGAAGAAAGAGTTGGAGAGTCAAACCGAAGAAGACACTAAACAAAACTAATAATATATGCAAATCCAAACGAATTTACAGGTGATGCAACACATTGATGACTTTTACGGAAACGGAAGAGCCAATTGTTCATTTGCCGACAGAATGTTATATGTAATCATCAATCCTGTTTGTCCAACATACGACCGACAAAAATTGATTTCCTATTTGGAAGAGAACTTTTTCTTTTTGGAATCCGATGAGATTTACTGTAGATTTAGAAGTCGAAACGGCGAGTACATCAAACAACATGAGTTTGATAAAGAAAACTACGGTATCAGAGATGAGATGACAAAAAGAATTTTACAGAAAAGATAATCATGTCAAGATTAAAAGACCAATACGAATTCAGTTTAATTTTTCCTTTACCATCATCAAAGGATTGGAAAAACGGACTTACAACAAAAGAGATTAATAAAATTATTAGAAATAATAATCATTTATTAAACAAATCCGGAAAAACAATTTAATATGTCAAGATTAGACAAACTTAAAGAACAACACAAGGATTTAAATGTTAATCTAATTGATTTGTTGTCAAAGGCGGACCCAAGTGGTACGTACAAATACCTACCGTTTCTTATCAAGATGTTTAAATCAAACTTCACTACGGATGGTGACATTCTTCGTCATTTGTTTCAAAGAGACAATCTAAATAATCTACATAAGTTTGAAGAGCATTTGATTGCAAATCGAATTAAGAACAATGATATTGGTATGTATACCAGCTTCAAACAAATTGCGGATGAGGTCCATGAAGCGGATGAGTTGGTCCGTTTAAAAAAATTTGAGAAACAGGTTAAGAAGATTTATAACGATGATGATTGGTCAATATTAATTCCTTTAAGTTATGAGTCGGCAAAGATGTATGGTGCGAATACTAAATGGTGTGTGACCCAACAAAAATATTGGGACCAATACATCCCTGAATATAAAATCATTTACATTATCAGTAAAAAGGACGATAAAAAATGGGCAATATCAAGTAAAGATAGTGAATCATTAATTGAAGGATGGAAAGCAAATGACGACCCCATTAATCCTTTCATGATTCCAATCCCAAGTAACATCCTGGCAATCATTACCGATGAAATTAGAATGATGGATTCAATCACTGACATGCCGGAGTATAAATCAATTCATAGTGGTAAAGTAGAAATGGATGTTAAAATTTGGAATGGAAATTTATTGACCGAAATTTCGGAGTCATATGGTGGACACCAAATTTTAACCGATATTGCCGAATGTGATTATGGTCGAGATATGGATGTTAATTCAATCTTATCCATCATGCAGAAATTAGGAATGACTGGCGGTAGAAATTTTTAAACGATTTTTTGGATATTTATAAAGATGGGAAAATTTATTATATCTGAAAGTGAGAAAGACCAAATCCGTAAAATGTATGGGTTGGTTAATGAACAATCTGTAAAAACCGTAGAGGAAGACCAAGAATTTATGAATTGGTTAGAAACGGTTGTAATATCTGCATTTGTTGCCCCAAATCCATATAATGGTGGAGAATTAAAGATTGGTGTTAAAATATCACCATATGTTGAGGAAAAAAGTTCTTACTATGAGATGGCAAAAAATATAATAGAACAGGTAAATGTTGTGACTATTGATGGTAAATCTGTTTACCAAGATATTGGTGGTGAGAAAATAGCTCAAGGTGGAAACCGTTCTTTTGGTATGAAGGAAGTAATCGGTGGTGACATAGTTTACTACGACGTTTATGGTGATAACTCAGAACTATTAAATAATATCAAACAAACTTCAAACTCAGGTAAAACAAATAAGTTTATTGTTACAGTAACCCCACGATTGTTGTCTAATCTAAAAATAGATAGGACCAACTTCTTTAAAACAAAACCCGCAACTTTAATAGTTACAATATAAAAATACAAACCCCTTCAAAAAAGGGGTTTTTTATTTTTGGTATATTCGAAATATATTCTTATATTTGTCACGAATGTATTATAACGTCGTAGATACTTGGAATTACGGAACATCACATGATGATGGTGTAATATTATTTAATAAACTTCAGCGTCTAAAAAACTTAGTATCTAAAAACTCCTTTAAAAATATTGATACAATTGCTTTGAGTCCAAGTACCTTTAATGAAGTATTTGTCGAGACCTCCAGTAGTGTTAATCGTTTTTTGGAAATAAATCAACAAATAAGGTTGGACATTCGGGAAGACAATCCTTATGGTTTACTCACACTTGAATGTAGGGAAGCGTTAATGTCACCTTTTATTGCTCTCCCAACAATAATTAAAAGTGGATTACCTGATGGTATCCCGATGATGGAATTTACTTTAAAACGAAATAACGACGAGGACGAAAGTGTGGTGGAATATAAAAAGGATTTAGGTGCATACCTTAGAGTTACCGGATTACTACTCCCAAAATTCAAATTTTTAAGATGATTACAAAACAAATAAAAACCGCATACAGAGAATACCTTAATTGGTACGAGAACTTGGGTATCGACCGGGAATATTTTCGAGACAAGAAATTAACCAGTGTTGAAAAGTTCGCACACGAACTAATTACCGATGATGAGTTGTTCATTATGTTTGGTGAGGATTGTACTGAAAACTTAACACTGATTGAGAGACAGGAAATATTTAAAAATTTGTACCCAAGAAAAATTGATATAAGGCATCATAGATATTATGATGACCACTGCATACCAACAAGAAGATTATCTAAATAATTAAATCATGAGAAAAAAAGAAACCGTCGAAACATTTTTAGAGAAACCTCGTTCAGTTGAAATCATTAATTTGGTTAGACGAGGAAGGAGTTATGACTCTATTTCAAAGTCAGTTCACTGTTCCAAGTCTACAGTTACCAAGGTCATGAAACTTTACACCAAGGTTAACGACACAAACTTGAAATTATTTTAAAAAAGTTTTGGAATATTAAAAATTATTTCTTATACTTGTAAAAGATTAGTGGAGAGAACCGTGAGTCCGCGGATGGAAACAACTATAGGACGAGCATACGTCACACTCCACTTTTAGACCCCACGATTAACGGAGGTACTCGTCCGTTATGGTGTGTGAACCTGACTTGAAGTCTTCAAGGCTATGGGGGAGGATACACAAAGAGTGAAACTCATATAACCTCCAATGAGCGAGGCTTACTGACAAGGGAAGTTCTGTCAGATATGTTGGAAACTCAAAACAAGAGTTCCCCATTATGGATTGAGGGGGTAAGGGGCTTTAATTAGTCGTAATAGAATCCACAAGTTGTAAGAACACTGAACAATCTTACAATACACACTCAGCTTCCGAGTGAGACTCACCACGTAACTTTGGGGGTAGGGTGAAGATGTTCTGAGGATAGCACTGAACGCTGAGTTTGATTCCACCCGCACTGATGGTGAGATAGAACAAAGACGGAGTGTGAAAGTAGAAACCCACCGTGGATGGTTACTATTGTCTAACGAATCTTAGGCATATCGGTGTGGGATATTATGTTGCCAACTACTATTAAACTTGAAAGGTTCTCCCAAAGTGGCGTGGGGATGATTCAGAACCTTTCTTTATGGTCAGGTGGCGTATTTTGGTCGTTACACAAACTTAGAGGGTTATTTACTTTAAGTCCCTGAAAACAGGTTCGAATCCTGTCCTGACTACAAATCAGAATAATATGAGAAGAACTAGCGACCCATTTGGTGATGTATTATACGCATTTGCGGTAATAGTAGGTGTATTTGCAATTATTGGAAATTTATTTTTATTAATGGTAAAAATATTCATGAACTAAAATAAAACCATATGAAAAAAATCACATTAGTACTCCTAATTTTAATTTCATTTGTATCTTGTGTCACCCACAAGAACACAATGAAGTGTCCAACTGTTGAAGTCATTTGTGTTTCGCCCGGTGATAATGGACTATGTCATTATCGACTTAAAGGAACACCATCATCAAATTTAAAAGGAACAATTATTTTAATTGATGATAACGACAAATACAAGTTGGGTGACACGTTTGTGTTTTCAGTACCTAATCCAAAAACAGACAATTAATGGTCTACAAATTAAAATCGTATGGTTGGAGTGCTGAATTTATTGGTAAGAAATTAACCAATGAACAGGTAGAACAAATCGAACAACTTAAAGAAGAAAAAGGTTACGATGAGTTGTGGGAGGTTAGATTTGATTTAGAAGAATTGGATATCGATATCTATGATGGTGATTTGTTTCATGTAAACAAAGCATTGGATAATGATACAATGATATTTGAATTGGAAGATGAGAATGGAATTGTTGTTCTTGAATTTAAGATTGAAGATTTACGAGATATAACATCGGTTGATGAGGATTGGGATGATTATAAATCACACGACGCAATCCCAAACGAGGAGGGTGATAATATCTTTGTGAGTGTTGATGAGAACAAGGGAGGTATCTTTGAATATGAATTTGAATCAGATGAGGTACCGACAGTTGAAGACTTTACATATTGTAATGGTTCAGTTGATTTTCCTGACGGGGATTGGGATTATATTGACAGGATATATTTCAAAGGTAAAGAAATTGAACCTTCAGATTTTTTGGATAACAGTGGGAAATCGTCTCAGTTAAACATTTTTAAATTTGGAGAAGAATAAAAAACCATGTAAGGAATGTCCGTGGGTTGTCCGTAATAAACATAATGATTCAATCATTAGTTTTTCAAAGAAAACGGATAAGTCCCACAATTGTAACATGGTTAACAAAGATATTTGGAACGTCAACGATAAAGACGTTTGCGAAGGTAGAAAATTATTTTATTCTGAAGTTTTGAAATGACGAGATAATTTTGTATATTTTATACATGAACGTCACATTACTTCAAACAGACCTTGAGTGGGAAAACAAAATATATAACCGAAATAACCTTCACTTTCAAATTGAGGAACTAGTTAATACTGACCTCATTATTTTACCTGAAATGTTTACTACAGGTTTCACCATGAAACCACAAAACCTATCCGAAACTATGGATGGGGAAACTGTTGCATGGATGTTACTTATGTCGGTTAAATCAAACGCATCAATCTGTGGTTCCATTATCATTGAAGAAGATGGTAAGTACTATAACAGATTCATTTGGGTAGAACCTGATGGAACAATTAAACACTACGATAAGAAACATCTTTTCTCTTATGCTGGTGAGGATGTAAACTACACACCGGGTACAGAAAAAGTTATTATCAATTACAAAGGATTTAGAATCTGTCCACAAATCTGTTATGATTTAAGGTTCCCTGTGTTCTCAAGAAATACCGGTGATTATGATATCTTACTTTATGTTGCAAACTGGCCATCAGTTAGAAGTGAAACGTGGGTTAATCTATTACAGGCAAGAGCGATAGAAAACCAATCTTATGTTATTGGGGTAAATAGAATTGGGGAAGATGGGAACGGATTGAAATATAATGGACGTTCAATGGTGATTAACCCGTCAGGAATGGTCTTAATGAAATTATCTGAAACTCATTGGACCAATACCTGTTCAATAGATAAGGAAAACTTAGATAGTTATAGAAGTCAGTATCCGTTTTTAAAAGATGCCGATAACTTTAATTTACTGTAATATGGAAATGATTGATAAATTAATATCGATATTTGAAAAACTAAAAGACTTTGATACTTGGAAGGAGTTTAAAAACGACCCCGAATGGTTAAGTAAAGAACTATTAAAAGAAGAAGATGAAAGCGATAATCGCGGTTAACAATTTAGGATTTATTGGTAAAGGTAACACTTTATTATGGAGGAATAAAAAGGACCTGCAACACTTTAAAGAACTTACTCTCGACCAAGTTTTATTGGTTGGTTATAACACCAACTCAGAACTACCGCCATTACCGAGTAGAACGGTGATGTTAGATGAACGAGATAGTTTTAATTTAACACCACATTGGTGTATTGGTGGTAAGAAGACCTACGAAAAGTACGCACCACATTTCACCGAACTACACATTTCACATATTGACGATAATCAAATCGGAGATGTTACTTTTCCTGATTTATCTAATTTAAATCCTGATTGTAAAATATATAATTACTATTTCTAAATTCGTTCATTTATTTTATATTTAATTTATTATGGAAAAGATTGAACATAAAACATTTAGAGATAATAGAGGTTCATACACACCAATCCCAACCAATGTCTTAGGGATGGAATGGGACCAATGTTCCATATCGGTTAATGATATGGAATATACATTTAGAGGACTCCACTATCAAACAAATCCATATCAAACAAAGTACGTTAAAGTTATCAAAGGAAAGATAATTGATTTCATGGTTGACTTGGAAACAGGTGAAACGGAATATCTAATTATGGATGAAAATTCTGCTGTGTTGGTACCGAATAATAAGGCTCACGGTTTTTTAACGTTAGTACCAAACACCATTGTTGTTTATATGTCGAAAGGAGAATACAATCCTGAAAGTGAACACTCAATACTTTGGTGGAAAAATGAAGAAGTATTTCACGTGGTTTCAAGTTATGCGGGAATAAATGAAGTTGTCTTATCTGAAAAAGACGCAAATGGTAAATGAATTTAAATTATTAAGGGGTTACACTGACCCATTAGTTAATCTACAAATATCTATGGAACTTTTATGTAAAACCATGGAAAGATATAACGAAAGTCTTATTAAGATGAATGAAGGTCTTAGTCGTATTAATGATTCGTTAAGTAAATTTAATTAAAATTTTTTCAAAAAAAATTTGGAATATACTGGGTTAATTCATATCTTTGTTTAAAATACTACAAAATGTATAAGTATTTGAATAACTTATTTAATAATTAATTTATGTCGGCATTTGTAACAATAAGAGAGGATGACCTTTTTCACAACGGAGTTCAAATAAAATTCAATAATGGTTGTCTTATCAGTATTATGTATGGTAAAACAACTTACTCCGATGCTGGTAAAACCACTGCCGAGGTTGCGGCATTCAGTAAGAACGACAATTGGATGGTATATCAAGAAGGTAAATGGATTGAACTTCCCGAAGGGAATACCGAAATCATGCCAAGACAAACACCGGAAGAAGTTGCACTATTAATTTATACATTAAGTAATATTAAAAACTAAAATTATGAAAAACAGTAAAATTTATTGGTCTATCTTGCATTTACTTGCGGGAATCACTATTGGATATCTTTTATTCTAATTAAAACAAAAAATGGAAAAACTAGCAATTTTAGCAGCAGTACTCTCAATCCCATCAATACTTTTTATTATAATGGCAAAGGTAACAGGTACAGGTTTTCAAAAATGGGTCCTGTATTTCTTTATGAAAATTCCCGCAATCATTAGTTTGATTATCATCTGTATTATGGTGTTGGTCCACTTCAATTTTATCAAACTAGCGTAGTATGTTAAGGATTTTAGGTGAGATGGTAATCGTGATGGGTCTTTTAATTATGTTAGTACTATTCTTAAAGGTAAATTTAAAATAAAAATGAAATATATATACAACATCATTGGAAATTATAAGAAACCACTCTTACTAATCTACATCTATATCTTTATAACCCAGATTATCTTCTTGGTTGAACCTTATGTCTTGGGTAAATCGATAGATGGATTATTAAAGAAGGATTATAATTGGATTGGGATTCTTCTGTTTATAGAATTACTATCCAATTTCTTTGTTTACAAACGAATGGTATTTGATACCAAAATTTACACCTCCGTATATAATGACATTGTGTTTAATTATTTGGATAGTTCGGAAGATTCGGACGCGTCCACAAAATTGGGTAGAACGGATTTAGCCCACAACATTGTAGATTTCTTGGAACACCACATACATTATTATATAATGTCGGTTCTGACTATCATTGGTACATTGTTTTTTATATTCATATCCCATGTGGTTACCGGGTTTATTGTATTGTTATGTGCACCGTTTATTGTTTTCATTGTATGGAAGTTCTATGGTAAGATTGCTCAGTCTACTAGAGTTAGTCACAACCAACATGAAGAAAAGATGAATGTGTTGAATACAAACGACAGGGGACTAATTGATTCATTCTTCAAAAGGAGAAGAAGGATTTGGATTTCAGCATCCACACTTCAAGGAAAGAATTGGACCGCACTGTATACGGTTAAGACAATCTTCTTGGTTTTGGCGTTGATTATCTTTACTCATGACAATGTGAAGTTAACCCAAGGGGAAGCAATTGCAATGTATTCTTATATAAATCAATTTTTAGGTTCATTATTATCAATCCCTGTGGGTATGGAAATGTTTACAAGAATGGGAGATGTGATAGGAAGATTAAAAACACCAATCAAACCAGAGTAATATGAGTTTCGGAACTAAAGGTTGTATGTATAATTGTGGTGACACATGTACCGGTGAATGTATGAAACCGGAGAAGGAATCCTATTCACCGTATTGTCCCATTTGTGAAGCATGTGGTGAGGATGGTTGTTGTCGAGCAACAACATGTCAACAACATCCCGATGGTAGTTACTGTAAAACCTATCTAAAGGAATTACAATTCGGGTACAGAATGTATCATGAGTTAATGAAACTAATTGATGGTGATGAGAAATATAAGGAACAGGTTGATAAAATCTGGGATGAGACTTATGATAACACATTTAAAACGGAAGAAGATGAACAAAAATGAAATTAAACTATGGATTGCTAGATGGTCAAAATTAAAACCATCCTCTCAAAGAGATATGGTAATTAAAATTTGGTCTGAGTTGATAACAAATAAATCAGAATAAGATGAGAAATAAATTCAGAAATTGGCTTGACAAAGGAGATGGTGGTGAGTGGTATGAACCTTATGTTACAAATAGAGATGTGCTATTTATAGGTGCATTAACTTTAATAACAAATGGAATTATAATACTTGCATTTTATTTAAGTAACCTTTAAATCAGAATAAGATGGTAATATTAGTTGCACACATAGGGTTTGTTTTATGGTTTTATGTGGGATATAGATATGGAAAATCGAAAATTAAATCAGAATAAGATGGACTTAAAAAAAGAATTATTAGAATTCCTTGAGGCCAATAATAATTTTGGACTTGAAGAACCTGAAAAAGTTGTTGACATATATATTGCCGTTTATAAAGAAGGTAAGAGTGATGACTACTTTATTAACCTTAAATCATAATAAGATGACGAATCTACAATTCATAACACTTGTTTTAACCAAGAACCTTTCAGATAAATTTATAGGAACATGTGGTCGTTATAATTTACCTCGAAGTTATGTTTTTGAGGTTAATCATGTAATTAGAAATCACGTCTTTACTTATTTGACGTATATAAATTGTACGGACAAAAAGATTAACGTTCCCGTATTGTTAAACTTACTAAATTTAAGAATAATAAATTGTTTGAATCTAATAACTGATGATAGGTCCTCGTTGACTTATATGGTACAAACGGAATTGTATGAAGGTATGGGGAGAATAGATAAATTATATAATCAAACATCATCATATACTACTTTGTCAACAAATTTTGAAAATGATTTAAATCGGTTTAGAGGTGTGAAATTACCTGAAATGGTTAACATAATGGAAACGTTAGATTATTTGCATATATGAGACATTTCAAATTACTAAGGGGATATCAGGAAATGAGAATTTTCAATATAGATGTAGGTCCAATAAATGAAACTGACATTCAATATCTAATTGAAAGATTAAGGGTGTCCATGATGGTACCCGCACGATATCTTTCAAGACATGAAGAAGTTCAAATAATAGAAAATGAAAATACTAACATTCATAGATGAACTAAAGGAGACGGATGAATACATTCGTCACATCTACACGCAAGGTAGTTGTTACAAGTTCCATGTGTTATTATCAAAACTATATCCCGGTGCCCGACCATACATTAATGATAAAAAGAATCATATCATAACCAAGTACAAAGGGAAGTATTATGATATTGATGGGTTGGTTACCAATCAGGATGGATATACCAGATTAACCATTGAAGAAAATACCATGGTTAAAAATTGGTCGTTCTATAAGAATAATTTACTTTTGTTGACGGAATGTCCAAACTGTGAGGAACCTTTAATTTATATAGAACATACTAAATGGTCGTTTAATGAAAAAAATTAATTAATTTATATCGTGCCGAGAAAACTAACATACGAACTATGTAAGGAAGTAATTTCCAAATACGAATCTTATACTGAATTATATAAGAACGATGTTTCAATTATATTAAAAGTTAAACAAAAAAAATGGAATGAACTATTATCTCACTTTGGTCCAATATATTCAAATACAAATCCAAAATGGACATATGAAAGATGTAAAGATGAGGTCTCAAAGTATACTTACCTTAGTGAATTACAGGGTACCAGTGTAAGTAATGTCATGTTAAGAGAAGGATGGTACCATGAATTAACATCCCATTTGATTAGGACACAACATAGACCATACACAGTAGAAGAGGTTTTAAATGAATCTATAAAGTATCAAACAAGAGATAGTTTTAGAGTAGGTTCACCCGGCATCTATAACGCCGCAAAGAGATTGAATATAATGTCTGAGGCGGTAAAACATATGGGTAAATCCCCTAATGAGAAACGATACACTAAAGAAGAAATATTAGAGTCCGCTAGAAGATACAAATATCAAAGGGATTGGAAAAATTCCGAAAAGTCATTTTACATTTCGGCAAAGACATATGATAAACCAAATGGTAAAGAAAGGGAATTTTGGTTAGAATGTATAAGTCATATGGAGTACATTTATAAACCAAATGGGTTTTGGACATATCAAAAATGTGCGGAGATATCAAAAAAATTTAAAACACTTAAAGAATTTAGGGAAGATTCAGAATTTGGTGGTGCTTACAAAAGAATAAAGGTTAATAAATGGGATGAATTATTATCTCACTTAGTGTACATTCAGAAACCAAAAGGATATTGGACATATGAAAATTGTAAGGAACATGCATTAAAATATGAATACCTTTCAGATTTTCTTAATGAGTGTGGCGGGGCACTTCATACTGTAAGAAAAAATAAATGGACCGAACTAATTTCGCACCTTAAACATAAAGCATCCAATCAAAATAGATATATTTATGCATTTGAATTTCCAGATAACCACGTTTATGTTGGATTGACATATAATTTGGAAAAAAGATTATCTGACCATTTGACGACTAAAAAATCAAAGTCTCCCGTATTAGTACACATTGAAAAAACGGGATTAGATTTTGTTTTTAAAAAAGTATATGATGAAAAATTCCATAAAGATATTGCAGGTGAAATGGAAGACCGAGCAATAGGGTATTATAAAAACAACGGTTGGGTTTTATTAAACAAAGCAAAGGCTGGTGGTTTAGGTAGTGATAAGGTAAAGTGGTCATATGAAAAAATAAAACAGGAATTAAATGGAGTAAAAACATTGACCGAGGCCAAGAATTTATTATCCCCACATGTTTTTACGGTTATCAGGAAAAAAGGTTGGTGGGATGATTTTATCACTCCTCTTGTTAATGATACGGGTAGAACTAAATGGACGGTCGAATTGGCAATGGAAGAAATAAAGAAATATAAAACAAGAAGAGAGGTCCAACTAAATGCTAATGGTTTATATAAGTTTCTTTCGGCTAACGATTTATTGAAACACATACCTACTGTTGACTCATGGGCCAATACAATAAAGGTAAAAGACATGTTCACCAAAGAAGAAGTATATGAGGTGTGTTTACGATTTAAGAATGGGGAGGAAATAAAAAAATTTGATTATAGATATTGTACATGTGCAAGACAAAATGGGTGGTGGGAAGATATAATTCAGATTTTAAAAGAAAAAAGAGGACCTATCAAATTCAAAAAAAGGAAAGGAATTCCTTATTCTGTATACACAAAAGAAGTTTGTATGGAAATGGCTTTAAAATATAAACATAGGAGTGAATTTACGAAAGAGAATAAGGGGATGTATTCCGCTTGTGTGAGAAATGGATGGTGGAAAGAAGTAACTAAACACATGAAAAAGAAACCGAACAGAGTTGAAACCTATACACATGAGAAGGTTAAGAAACTAAGTAAAGGATTTAAACATAGAAGTGAATTTCAAAAGAAATTATCAGGTGCATACAAATACGTAAAAAAACATGGACTAATGGACGAATTATTTCCAAAAATTAAATAAAATAATATGGAACCACAAAACGAATAAAATGGATAACGAAAAGTATAAAATAGATGATTGGATGAACGAAATATAAAACCGGGGTAAACACATAAAACCTAATAACTGTGCTCCCAACGAATAAAACTAATAATATGAATATATCAACTTTTAAACTACTAAGAGGAATTGATACTATAAAGGTAAAAGGAAAAAACTATATAATAGAAATAAGAAATCCAAAACATAGTCCTTATATATGTGAGATAAAAATAATCACAACAATACCTGAATATTATGAGGGAATAACAAATGAGGATGGTGTACTATATAGAAGTACATATGGTTTAGTAATGAATAATATTCCATATGATGATTATGTAGATAAAATAGAAGATATGGTAAAGTCAGGATTGTATATAAACATACCTGACAATATGGAAGAAAGGGACCGTAATAAAGTACGTAAGGAATTTGAATCATTTAAAAAAATGTTGATTAATGTTAATTAGGGGATTTAAACTATTAAAAGGATATGATAAAGTTGACCTCTTGGAGAACCAGTATATCCGTATAGATTTATCGAGAATCGGTAATTGTCGTTTGCGTATACACATAACTTTAAGACATGAAAGAGGACCATCACATATGTGTAAGGTAATTCTAATGACACAAGATATGGAGAATTATAGAATGAGTTGTGTACGTATAATAAATTTGTTTGACACATATACAGAAGTTAACAATCATGTAAACGAAGATGTCTTTAGAATACTAAATGACCTAATGAATTATATAGAATATGTAGAACATGATGAGGTTGTTGTTATATAAAAACATAGTTCTGTATGTAATACAATTACCCCCTTGGGGGTAGTTTTAAATTACATAGATTTGATAATGTTTTAAAAAAACCTTGTTTTTAACCCTCCTATCCAGACATTTTTTGTCGTAACGAATTTCTCTCAGATATATATGGATTTATAACCGGAATTTGGGCTGGTCGTATTACAATCGAAAAAAGTGGGACTAAGTGGAGAAATGTGGGGGTATCTATGGTATTGTCCCTTGTTCGAAATAACGATTATATTTTTATATTTTTTAGAAACTGACCTAAAATAAAAAACCCCGACTGTTATATCGGGGTTCATTTTATATATACATATATGTACTACATGAGGTTAAGACCTAACTTTTTAAACTTCTCTTTAAGGGAGGTCATTATAAATTCTTTCTGTCTGTAGAACTCATCACGGTCATCTGACTCGTCTCTGGTTTTACCATTTATGGTAACAACACCGGACTGAACATATACATTTAATTCTTTCGGGGAATCAATATTTTTTCCGTTAGCGTAGATTAAAATATCTTCGGGGGTGTCCCTTAAAGTATATTCAATTCCTCCCACCTTTCCTTTCTTCAGTGCGTCATACAATACGGTCCCCTTCTTTCTTTTAATTTTAACCCACTCACCTATATCTTCCGAAATCTTAGGTAATACATTCGAAGGTATTACAAACTGATATTGTCCCATGTTAACCGACTGAAGAGTCGGAACGTCATATCTTAAATGTTGTACTATGTTATGTGGTAGGTCCGTAATCATCGGGATACTTAACCCATGGTTATCATAACGAAGGTAATCTATTTTAAATTTAAACGGGTAGTCTCCGTAACCCATCTCCTGAATCATTCCGCCAACCAAAATGTATACGTCCTGAATCATCTCAGGATAAATCCTGTTGGTGAAAACATGTAACACTATAATACATTCTGAAATAAATGGTACACCTCCCATGGTTCCTTTTACAGGTTCCCTGATTGCTAAATCAAATATTGTAAATGTTCCGTCACTATAACCACGCAATTTACTATGAATCTCTGATGTTGCCGAATCAAAGTTATTCACATCATCACCCTCTAATATTTCCGTAAGTCTAATCATTGTATAATCTTTAGTAATAAATATCTGTCGGTTGTCATACGCCAAACTAAATCCAGAGTCGGGGACCCTGAGGATGTTGTGTCATACGCCAAACTAAATCCAGAGTCAGGGCCCCTGAGGAGGTTGTGTCATACGCCAAACTAAATCGACAGTGTGGTCCCATCCTGAGGGTACAAAAAAACCCGTGATGGAATTTCACGGGTCTGGTTGTTGGTTCGGGTTTTATTATCCTTGAGTAGATAACAATTCCTTACGGTGAGCGAAGGCCTTCTTCTTAGAAGAGAAACTCTGAGAGATTGTTCTTCCTTTGATTGCTACTCGAACTCTGTAAGATGAACCATCGAAGTAGATATGGTGTGACAATGGTACGTACACACTATTCTTCGAAGTACTCATCATAGACAAAGCTTTCTTTCCACCTTTCTTAGGTGTAGACTTCTTTGGGTCAGGTTTAGTTGCTGGCTTCGTTGCCGGTTTCTTTGCTGGTTTTTTAGTTGCCATTTTTTTGAACGTTAATAGTTTATTATTGTTATAGAAATATACATAATAAAAACCACAATTCCAAATCCGTGTATAAAATTTCAATGAGCGTTTGCCAAACTATATTGACAGTGTGGGCCCATCCTGAGATGGTAATCTTGCCAAACTAAATCGTCACCTGTTGGGTCCCCCGTCTTCAGGTTTCGCCAAACTAATTCCCGAGTCTGAGGTCCCTGAGTCAGGATTCTCCTCCTTCAACTTTTTTAAACATGTGTCACAGGTCTCACGAACAAACTTATATTGGTCATGTAAACCCATCAGACCTGTCTTCTGAAACACTGACAGGTGTAACTCAACATTACATACCCGACAAAACATTCTTATATCCTTTAGTTTCATGGTCATTAGTTATATAAATCTAACTCACGTGTTCCCATTTTTTGTCTCTCGTGTCTTGCACAATCTTGCAAGAACGCTTGGATACCATCTCCATTCTCAACACCATGGAAGGTGAAGTTAATTTTGAATTGTTCTGATGTTGTAATCTTTACGTTTGATAACCCAACGAGTCTCATGATAAACGGTTCCTCCAACATAATCGATTTAATCCTGAAGTAGTTAACGGTCTCTTCTGTTACGTTGAAGATTCCCTTTCTTTCCGTCATTCGGTCTTCATAGATGTAATATCTACAGTAGTCCACTTCATAGTACTTATAAAGTAGAACCACCAATGAACCTAAGGTAAAGTATACATTGTGGGTAAAGTACGCCAAACAAAATGGTAACAGGTACCATCCGACGTTAATCCACTGAGAGGGTTTAAGTATGTGTAGGGGTTCTTGTACTGGTTTCATCTCAAGTAGTTTTAATTTAGTTTGTTTTATTTCTGGCCATTGTTCCACAGGTACATGGTACCGTCGTAACAGATAGTTTTTTGAATTCTTCAGGTCCAACTAAATGTACTTTGGTCTTCGTCCCGTAAGCTCCCGATATCCATGTGTCGGCAATTAACTTACCATGACCACTGTTTAAAATCCAAACAACACTTGTGTCTGGTGATGCTATTAAAATCTCCGAATGTTTAATATTCAAAGATTTACTATTAGCTCGAGCTGTAGGTTGGGTGATTCCACACCCAACCGCTAGTCCTATTATCAAAACAAAAAATATTTTTTTCATGTTACAAGTTTACGAATTTATTTCAGTTAAATAAAAATCAAAGTCAATAAAGTTATTTGTGTCATCCTCCTCATCGTCATCACCTTCAATTAAGAAATCCACCGCCAATGCAATTACATTTCCAAACTCATCCTGAGCTGTGAACAACATATAAGAACCATCTCCAATTCCTGAAGAACATACCGCTCCCTCGTCATACACACCAAAGGATTTATCACTAAGAGTTCGTTGTCCCATCTTATCGTAGAAGTCATCTCCTGATTCGCCTCGAGAACAAGAAAAGTCGGCAGGACCTTTCTCAATTGGGTGAGAGTCGTTACGGTAAGATTCTCTTGAAAAGATTCCACACTGACCCGAGTCAACACCGATGGTTGCAGGATGTGAGTCCCACTCAAGTGACTCATTGTTGTGGTCCTCGTGTACTACAAGTAACATAGAGTTCCTAACTCCCCAATCTCCTAAGTCAACACTTTTACAGTGGACATCGTAGTTACCAGGTAATACATTACTTAAAGTTGCCTGACACCAAGTTGGGATGGTGTAACAAGGGTCGGATACCACGACCTCCTTGTTTAATTTGATTTTGTTCATTGTATATAAATTTAATGGTTATTTCAAAGGTAAGTCATTTACTAGAATATTCCAAATTAATTCTAGTATTTGTTGCCAATCAAAATCAATACATCTGTTCCTTCATTGATTTTGCTTTCTCGTAGTGTTTCTTGATGTCGTCCGCAAACTTGATAAGACGAGCTTTGGTTTTTGCGTACGCCCAAAACTGACAATACTCACTGTCGAATTCGATACCTCCACACTTTACGTTTCGTCTTACACACTCCTCGAAGTCATACGCCGAATCATAATCGTGGTTAAGGATTTCTTTCTTCGGGAAACCTGTGATAGAATAACCCGTTTGGTCTTTGTAGATTGTTAAACCTACTTCCGTTGTGATAGAATCGTTTGTTTTCATCTTACTTCGTTTTTTGTGAGTACTGTAATTTGTAACTTCTAACATTCTCTGCAATCTCCACATCGATGGCTTGGATAAGTTTGTTTTTGGCTCTGTCCATGAACTCGTCGTTGCCAAACAAAATGTCCAGATTCTCAGTGGCCTCGGGATGGAATTCCAAATTGTCCACGATGATACGAATATCTTTTGACTTGGTACCCTTTCTATAGAATGGGACCCTTGCGTAAATGTAATCACGAACCAAACACAATTTGATATCCTCCAAGTTCTCACGGATTCTCATTTGCATGATTATCTCCTCTAATGATGCTAATCTTTCGAAAGATTGTTTCATTGATGTGATTGACTCGGTATACAAGTGAGTTGCTCTGTCGAGTTCTTTAGATGACTTCAACCCATCACCATGTTGGATGAATTGGTCATATGTACTGATTTCCGTTGGTGAACCTACGATGTCGATAAAGACACCGTCGATTGTTTTATTAATTCGTCCCATATTTCTCTTTAAAGTTTTTAACCATTTGTGCCAACCTAATTCGGAAGGTCGACTTCTCCTCCTGAGGGTTTTCTTTTTCCTCCAAATATTTCATAGATTCCATCCTACGATTCTCATCCTCGAGAACCATTTGGACAATCTTGTCTTCCGTGTATGTTTTTGAAACGTTTAGTTCCTTTACCCATTCGTTAAAGGGTAATTGTCTGTCGGGGTTGCACACTGATTGTGCTTTCATACTATTCATTTGTTTCCGTTAGTTTTAAGGTTTCCAAATATAATTTACGAAGTTCTTCTCTGTCTTCGGTTGATAGGAATGGAAAATCTCGTAAGAATTCTTCCACATCTCTTTCTTGTTCAACACTATATTCAATTTGAGATTCAATTACACCCTCCCAAAAATAATCCTCATCAAAATGGTAGTGTCCTTCATTGTATCCATAATCCTCCTCAAACATCCCATCATCATTGATAATAGTTTTACCACAAAAATCACAACCACCCTCTGCGTAGAATAACTCCACACTCACTCCGTACATTTTGTGTAATACGACACCAAAGTTAATTGGTGGTGACCACGCCGTTTCGGGACTCATTGTGATACATTCCTCACTGAACATGAAATTACAACCATTGAAATCTACATCCCATTTAGTTCCGAAGTAACTTGTGTTTGAACCATACCAAGCACCATCTTCGTATTCTTCAGGAGATATACCAGGTTCGATACCAATCAAACTTCTAAAAACAATGGACTCATCAGGTTTTGATTTCGGTTCGTCCTCAAGGATACGAGTAAGAAGACCGATTTGTTCTTTCGTACCTGTGATTGTTATTGTATTTGAACACCAATTTGGCATGATTTTTAATGTTTTAGTTTTACAAAGATATAATAAGGATACCATTTTACCAAACAATATCCTTATTATTTTTTTTTATTTACCAAGAAGCTTGGTAGTAGTAATCACTTGATGTTTTACTATCCTCATCTTCTTTTAATAGAGGTTCGATTTGATTGATGGTATCATCTAAACACTGAATGTAGTATTCATCGTATTCCGTTCCACCAAAGAAGAACCCAGGTTGTGGATGTAGTAACTCATCCGCCACTGATGTGTCCGAAGGGAGTTCAACTTCCTCCATTAACTTCTCACCATTCCGCCAACCAACTTCCACCATCTTCTTCACCTTTGGTGAATTTTCAAAACTTTCTTTCACCTTCTTACAATCATCAACAAGTTGTCGAAGTTGTTCTCTACCCACATAGTATTCTCTGCAATTGTCTTCACCATCTTGGCAATTTTCAACGAACCATTGATGGATGTGGTTGGCTTTACGCCAATACCCCACACTTTCCACTATATGTGAAATTCTTTCGGGTTTGATATCCTTAACCAATTTCCCATTCCTTTTGACACTTACTTTGTGAAGGTCTTCGGGTGACATATGTGACCAATTTTTCACATACGTTTTTTTCGATAGATACATGTCTAATCCCATGACTTTTATTGATTTAAAATGTTAAAAAATTCTATTCCTTTTTTCATTAAGTCCTCTGCTCGTGATAGTCTTTTTTCTTCACTACTCACATACATAGACCTATCGGATGATACTCCCAAATCTGACATCGAGAAGTTAAACTCCCATTTACCACCTACAAGTCGTTCACCTGTAAATCGTTCAACCGCGTTGTAACTTTCGTAAGTCATTTTTAATTTACTCCCAAGTTGACCTCTTGTGGTGTCTTGGATGATTACTACATCGTGAGAACTATCTCTCTTGTGTACCTTACTTCGGTAAAGTTCTTTTGTCTTATCCATTTTATTTATTTTTTGTTTCTACAAAGATATAACAATTATTCTTTTATACCAAATTTATTTTGAACTTTGTTGCCAGACTAATTTCACTGTTCACCATCTCCCTTCGAGATGTAAACCCCATAATCAATCGTGTGTATTTGTGGAACACCATCATTGTCCATAATGTGTCCGTCATACAACCAGTTAGGTTGAACTCTTGGGTTGTAACGAACTCTCCTACTCTCATCTTTAATGAAGTCGGTTGAACGTATTACAATGTCCTTACATAGTACCCACGCACAGACCACTTTCTCTCCTCCATCAAAAATCTTTTGGGCAACACCCTTGTAATTCTTGAAAACACAATCAGTCATTACCAACTGAACATCGGTAGGATTATGGTACTCCACTCTGTCGGGATAAGTAACTTTCCACTTCATAAAGTTTTTACCTCTACCGAGATTAAAACGAACTTTGATACTTTTACTCATAGGTCATTCGGATTTACGGTACGAGCCCAATTAGTAATATAATCTTCTTCCGTTAGGTTCACCAAAAAGGTACAACCACATTCGGGACACCCATTCTCCTCGTATAGGTGTTTGTCTTGACTGTTGTGTGGATTGGGATTCATTTGAACTTTTAATTCATCTTCCATTCCCTCCCACTCACATTTAGTACATTGATATTTGTCCATGATTTAATTAATTAGTAATACAAAGATATAACACTTTTACTTTTATACCAAATTTTTGTTTCACTTTTTTTGAAGTTTGTTGCCAAACAAAATCCCCCCGTCGGTCCTACCTCAGGGGGGTTGTTTGATTAACCCTCTATTAAATCAAAAATGATTTCGGTATAATCCATAGTACCACTCGTTACCATTGGATTTTCCTTTTCTACTGAAATGACATCTCTCGCCCAAGAACCGATTAAATCGTTCTCACCTCTAAAATCTCCACCACCTCTTCCGTTACCTTCACAAGTTAGTAATGGTAAAGGGTGAATTTTTGTACCTTCCCAATCTGGAACATCGGATACTTTGTTTTTATCCACGAACAATTTTTTGGTGTGGTTTACAATGTATGGGTAATCGTTGGTTGAACATTCCTTTGGTGAAATTTCGTTTTCATCATTACATAAGGAATACAAATTTGCATCGTACTCTTTTTCCTCATGAATAATTTTTAACCCTCTTTCCTCATCGGCATAATCACCCGCCCACACTACACGACTTTTGTAATGTTCTCCTCTTCGTGTCAATTCCTTTTCAAAGGTCGATACAAAGTTGTTTCCCTGATAGGAATGTTCCATCAGTTTAAGTCCGTTATCGTATTTGTGTGAATACATCCACGACTTAACTGTTTCGTGTTCTCCATCCTTTGGAGTATCACCTAAAATTACTGGTTTAAAGTACTGTCCCATTTTTTATTATTTTATTTTAAACAAAGATACATCTATTTTCGGTATAACCAAATTTTTTTTATACTTTTTTTAAACTTTGTTGCCAACCTATTTTTACTGTTGCAGCTGCTGTTGCAGCAAACAGCCAGTTTTAACTAGCAAACCTGGTGCTTAGTGCCAGGTGATTTAGTTTGGCGTTTCGGAAACCCTTGATTTTATTGAGTTTGTCTCCGCCAAACAAATTCCGACCTGAGCTACAGTGCGGCGCAAACAGCTGCGCAAAACTAGCAAGCAATAAAAAACCCCTCATTTTTGAGGGGTCTTTATTTAAATTGAAACTACAAACCTACTTTCTTTATCGGGTCGTTTTCTTGTTACTTTGTACTTCAACCCTATTATAACATCCTTCTCATCTTTGTACCTCATATCGTAAAGGTCACCATCGATTACTTTTCTACCCCAAAATGTTTCGGGTAATTTGTTTTTGAAAACAACGGCGACTCTTACTCCGTTATCTAACATACTTAAACATTCTGTGAAATTGTCACCACTAAATGAAAAGGTTAAATCGTAGTTCTCATATTTTGAAACTAACTCTTTTCTCTTCGGTACTTTTGTGTAGTCATAAAACATCACATCTGAAAACAATTGTAAAATGTTTTTTCTTTCTCCGTTAACATCCATATGAAATGATTCGGGTGAAATGTCTGAGGTATTATTTAATCGTATACTAAATCTATACCCCAACTTTTCGGCTTTTAATTTTGCCGACTTAATTTCATCTACCATCCAATTCATAAAATATTCACGGTTTTCGAAAAACAATTTAGTTTTTAAAATTCTAGAATTGTTAATCATATCACCGTTCATATTCATTCGATTCATTCCCGACTCATTCAAACAAAGTGCCGTACACTCTTTGTTTCTCATCGGACAAACCTCATATCCACTCATCTTGGCGGGTGCAAGATATAGACTATAGGTTAACTCATCGTACTTGTACGCCTTAGCGTGTTTAGTAGTGAGGTTTACGGAACCTAAATAATTGATTCCCGTTTCTCTTTTTGCTTGTGCTTTGTTCTTGTAGTTCATTACTATTGGTTTAATATTTCAACAAAGATATAAAAGTATTTTCATTATACCAAACTTTTTTTAAATTATTTTAAAATAATTTTTCTGAAGACACCTGAGGTCCCACCCTGAACGAATTTAGATTGGCCGACTTAAACATTATTGCAATACGCCAAACAAAATCCCTCCTGTGAATCCAGGTCAGAATCCAGTAAACAAAAAAAATCCCCAGCTTTCGCCAGGGACTTTAACCAATTAAACGTACTTGAACAAAGCTTATAACATACCATCAATAGAATGAGTGGATTTCGTAATCTTTTTTCCGTTACGAATATAGTTGTTATATCCAACCATAAACATATCAATTTTTGTAGTGAGAACCATTGAACCTTCCAACTTAACACCACTATAATTAACGTTAAGCTTTTTCATAAATTCATTAAATGAACGTTCAAGCTGTAACCCAATAGTATCATTAGGTGGAATTGGAGAGTTTTCAATTTGATAACGAGTACCAACTCTTGAAAACTTTAAACCAACCGTATCTCTACTATTAAGGTTAGGTACACTTTCATTCAGACATTCTTTAATTTCTTGAAGAGACTTCTTCAAAGAATTAACCGTGGTCTTTCGAGGTTTCTTAATCATTGTATTGAGATTATTTGATTTAGACAAAGATATAAACTTTTTTTAGTTAAAAAAAACATTTAGATAAAAAAGTGTACATTTTATTAGATTATTCACATCTATATGTGGATATCCGTGCCAAACTAAAATCAGATTCTCGGACCCCGGCGAGGTTCTCAAGAAAAAAAGAACACAAAAAAAGGGGAGTTCCGAAGAACTACCCCTTAATTACTAACCCATATTCACTAAATCAAAAACGTAGGTTAAGTTTTTTAGATGCTGGTCTTTTATAGTTGTAGATTTCCTCAACCATAAGACCACACGATTTCTTATCACCACAAACTTTAATCAAGTCGGGACGAACACTTACTTTGTGAACGAACTCTTCAAAAATAAATTCGGGTTTCTTTTCCATTAAGGAAAGTAATGTACGAACAAATACTGATTTGTTATATCCGTCAAAATACGGACGAAGTTTCAAGAAACCTTCTGCTAATTGGTTTGCTCTGTCAAGATTGTGAACAACGAACTTACCCGAAGCAAAGTCATTCTTCTCAACGTAGTTACCAGGTTTCTCACTCAACATCATAATACGTTCAGTCAAAGAGAACATTGGAAACTTCTTACCGAACTTGTCCAAGATTTCGTAAGATTTGTTACCTTGATTAACAAACCCGTGAATGTAGTCCTCTTTACTCCACTCTTTCATATTACAATTGAATTTACGAGCGGCGTCGAATACACCTTTACTTGTGTTGACGATTGACGTATCAACGATGAACCAAATACCTTTACCCGCAATTTTTGCTGCTTCCAAACGATGTTGTCCGTCAACTACAATAAACTTTGAGGTTACGATGATTGGAACTTTCATTAGTCCGTCTTGCATCATTGACTCAGCGATACGTTTGATACGTGTCTTTGAAGCCGTTTTAGATAAATCACGATTAACATCGTGGAACTTGAATTGACCAAGATTGGTCGTGTGTTGAACTGAAAAATTCTTCATACTTTTTTTTTTGATTTTAGTGAATAATTTAAATGAGATACAAAAGTAAAACGTTTATACGGAATATCCAAATTTTTTTTAGAATATTTTAAATATTTGTTGCCAAACTAAATCGTCCAGTTTCGACCAGGCGTAGTAAAATCAAGGGTTTCAGAGGTTTTTAGACATAAAAAAAGGGATAGAAACCTACCCCTTTTTGTAACCAAACACAAACTACAAACTATGAAATTGTAATTGTATATCTAAAATTTATCGAATACTTTTCAATTTGTCAAGTGTATTTTTAATTAATATCGTCCCCATTGTGATACACGACAACTCCGTCATGTTCAAAGATTTCTTCCGTTGAGAAACCTCCGTTATCAACTAACGACATAATTTCTTTTGTGTCATCAACCTCATCCCAAGGTAAACCCGAAGTTCCACCCTCTTTAACAACATTAACTGATAATTGTCTTGCTTCCTCTATGTTTTGTGATACAACAGAGAAACGAGTTCTCATCCAAGTTGTTACCTTTTGGTCAACGTAGAAATCAAACTTCTCACCGGGAATGTCATACAACATTTGTTCAACAATCAAAGCCCAATTCCCATTAGGGTCTTGTTGTTCATGACTATCGTAGTTATCCAATACCCATTGGATTTGTTCTTCGGTTAATAAAATACCCAAGTGTTGGGAAACACCTACTACATCTTTTTTTTGAATTTTTGACATGATTTATTTTTTTAATTGGTTTACAAAGTTGGTAATACGCCGTCCTTTCCGTAGAATAAAGAACCTCCATCGTTACCTTCATCATCCATTGATAAGATACAACTTGTTCCATCGTTTAGGAAGAAACATATAGGTCGTTTATACCAACCCATCATTTCCATTTCCTTGTCGTTTAAGTAACGGACATCTACTATTGTTTTTCCTTTTAGGACTTCTTTCGCTTTGGTACTCCATTGAACGAGTATTTTTGGGTCTACTGATACTGACATAATTAATTTTATTTAGTAATACAAAGATATAATACTTTTTCTTTTTTACAAATACTTTCTCGCCAATCTAAATTGAGACCATCTGATTGTCGAAGGTCGTTAACTCTTTATGGATTTCGAATAGTAAATCGTAGTCGAGGTGTTTGTATGACACCTTGAACACATCCACTTCCATTTCGTGGATATAGGTTACAACTTCCACTTCTTCCATATTGAACCTCTCAATCGTACTGAAATGGTTTTTGTCATTGTAGGTGTAGATAGGAGAACAATTCATCTCCATATCCGCCGTGGTTAAGTTACCACGGCGTTTTAATACCTTTTGAATTCCTTTGATTAATTGTGTTGTTGTCATTGGTTTTAGATTTTAATAATTTCACAATAGTTTTCTAATTCATCCAAAGGAATTTTTCCGTATTTCGCGGAACTATAATACCCTTGTGTTTCATACCTTTTTTTCCATTCACAAAAGGCAGTGATTGCCTCCTCTCTTGTTTTGTAAGTGTCAGAGAAATGGATTGAAAATCCATCGGGAGAAATTACATCGAATTTTTGTTTTTTTGACATATCTATTTTATTTTAATTGGTGTAAAATGTTACAAAAGAACCAAAGTGTTTGTCCATCACGCCAACCAAGTTGTCGTAATCCCCACTCATCATCTCTTTTTGAATTTTTTTGGAATCTAATCCAAGTTGTTTTGACCATCTATCCGCGTATCCTAATAGGACAAAGGCGTTACCTTCGGGACCGGTTAAATCTATTTCAATTTTTTTTGATTTTTTGTTAATTGACTTTATCATTTTTAATTAATTTTATAAATCAAAGATACATCTATTTTCGGTATAACCAAATTTTTTTTATACTTTTTTTAAACTTTGTTGCCAACCTATTTTCACCTGAGCTGGGGTCATCAGAATCTGGTGGTAATAAAAAACCCCAACTAATGTTGAGGTCTTATTCTATTCTTCGTTTTCCAAAAACAAATTAATCGCTTCGTTAAACAATTCATTCTGTAATTGGAATAATGTAAATCCACTCTTAATACATTCATCTACCCATTCTTCACCTTCAAAAATTCCTTCCCAACTTCTATTGGGAGGTAACCCCATTTCATTTTCCGTTTGGATGTGTTGATAGATTAAATCCACAACTTCTTGTCTTGTCATTATTAATAGGTTTTAGTGAGACACAAAGATAAAACAATTTTTAGTATAATCCAAATTTTTTTATACTTTTTTTTAAAATTTTTTTGACGGACCATCTCGGATGTGAGTCTCCTTCCGAATATAGTTTGGCGGTTGCCAACCAAAATCCGTGATGGAATTCCCGTCGAGGGTTCTGAGTAGAAACAAAAAAACCCCCACCTTTTTGGGTGAGGGTTTGGTTAAAATCAATCAAACTTACGAGGTGTATTTGTTATAAAACACTTCCATTCGTTCCATTACCACATCTAAACTCCAACCACTTGTGTT